GGTATATACTCTTGCTATAATCACGACGCACACCGTATAAATGTTCCCATTCTACCGATGAACACGTTTGCATTCTTTCACTAATCGAATTTATCCACCCGCTAATTTCTTCTTCTCGCGCCACCAATTGCCTCTCAGTCAATCCTTCGACTGCCCATCTTTGGACCTCCACCAAAAGATCTGCCAAAAAACCAACCTCTTTATAATCTGCCTTTCTCAATGCTTTTCTAAGCTTTTGGTTAAAATCTTTCTCGACATTCTCCCACGCTTTTTTCATTTCTTCTTCCTCCTTTTTTTTCGAGGGTTTTCCCCTCACCTATAGTATAGCACCTCTGCGGATATACGTCTATATCTTTTTGCAAAGTTTTTATTTGTTTTTTTTTGGAAACACCAAGCGGTCGCGCCTTCGGCGTTTCAACCGAAATATTTACGACCGCTTGGACTATTACGCTTTGCTATGCAACATCACTGCTTAACAGGCACTCCCGCTAGACCCGCTGGTTTTTGGCTCTTTCGTCAAGTAACCCATGGCATGCGCCTTATCAACATCTTCAGGCTTTATACTGTAGCGTTCAATGTGCGGATTTTTGCCATGCACTCGAACAAGAACGTTAAACTCGTATTGCCCTCGAGGATTTAGCCGCCCAACGCTAACCATAGCCTTACCCATCGGTAAAACTCCTCTCTTTTCTTGGGATGAATTTCTTGTCTTTTAACCGCGCTACTTTTTCGTCGGTATCATAGGCCGCTCGCAATTCGTCGCTCTGGATGTATGCCGTCCACCACTGCGGCCGCAACGCGCCCTGCGCGTCCTGCGGCACCGCGTGGTGCTGTTCGTAGTCCCACGCATCATAGCCACGGACAACCGTCCACCTATTCGCAAACGTGGTGCATTGAGCCACCTCAAACGTTTGCTCACGCAATGGCTTGGCCATACGGCCATACACTTGCGACGTGGTGACTATTTTCACCCTTTGCTTCCTCTGTTGGCATATCTCACCTAGCAGTTCTGGAGGAAAATCTTTCGATTCTAGGCTCGACCATTCAGTCTGAATCTCATCTAGAGCGAATATTACGCCATCTTCGCCGTTGCGTATGTCGAAGAAGTCACGCCATGATGTCATTAAATGATCAGCTACGGAACACTTAAAGTTAGTAACGATTTTACACTTGGGATATATGCGCCGCATCCTTATGAGGTACTGCACCATAGATATAGTCTTTCCTTGCCCCTGTCGACCAGTATAAACAGTTATGCCGTACTCCGAGAATTTCCGTCCATACTTGGCTAACCGAATGGCGTCTACAATCCACCAGGCGGCAAACATGAACGGCAAACTAAGCAAGCCTTGAAACCTCCTACTTGCTTTTGTAAGCCAAAGGTACAACCTGCTACCGATTGCCGAGCCGATACGAGCCATAAGCGCCTTTTTCTTGGCTACTTTCTTTTTGGCTTTTACCTTGCGTTTTATAATGATTTTCCTCATTATTTTACCTCCTAAAGCAAACAAGGGCATGCGCCCTTGTTACCGCTCACTAACCCCTTTTGATAAAGCCGCGGACTTTTTGGAATCCCCAGCCTGCAAACCCGAGAGCGATTGCATACGACATTGGAGGCCGCATCAGCAAGCCGAGAATGCTTTCTGCACCAAGAGTAAAGGCAGTTACAATTTGAGGAATACTCGCGAAGATATTAGGTTCAACAGGTGCCACTTTTTTTCACCTCCTATTCTTTATTAGGGCAACAAAAAACATTAGTATCGTTAGGCCAAAGGCCATGCCCCACAGCAGAGGAAACTCACGCCACAATACCGATATGGTTATACCTATAAGGTCAGCAACCCTTTGCATTAAGTCCATAATGATTTAAATAGGCCAGTAAGCGCAAAGGCCACCCGAATTACTACCACTATCATTATAAGCAGCAGAACGCCGTTAACCCATGCTAGAGGATTATTTCCAACAGAGATGACACCGTCTACACCTACCGTAGTTATTTGCATTGGTATGCCTGTTATTGCGACTACAGAATCTATCATTTTTTTGTCGCCGCCTTTGCTTTTTCTTGTTCTTTCTTTTTCTGACCAGTCGCCCATTCCCACATAGCTTGGGCCATCCAGTAGATTATAGTAAGATTCACGACTGTTCGGACTGTAATTGTGCCCATTTCTGTTCGGAGCAGGGCCATTCCTGCTAGAGCGTTCCATGCCGCGAAAACAGTTTCAAAAAGAATGCCTAATTCGGCGCTGGTTATCATCGCTTCACCGCCCACAGAACCAACAGGAGCGGAGTCATGACCGCAAAACCTGTCCTAATCTCTGGAGGGAAAAACCCCCATATCATATTGAACATCGCAAAAAATCCACCCGTATTGCTTACAAGATTGCCCAAGGCCGAAGTAATGGCCGTTACCATATTTGCAATGCCGATAAAAGGCAAAGTAATCCAGTAAATAACCACTTCAAAGCCATGGATTACCCTATCAATGAGTGTAGCATTTTCTCCCAATTGCGGCGGCGGAGGTATTGGCGAGGGAATAGGCTCTATCGGCTCTTGACCCGCAATTTGCTGGATTACGTCAATTTCAATGCGTGAAACTGTTTGCTCAACGCCTGTAATAATGGCGACTAACGCTATAGCATGCCGACCAGACTGTAAACCTGTCATACTAGTAGACATGCGATTAGTACCACTTGGCGCAAGTACATGTTCTCGTGCAACCTGCCTAGAAACATCCCAACTGCGGACTTTCCATTCTGCGCCCGAGGTTGCGCCATGGGTCACAGTTACTGATATCGGCTGTGTAGGGCCGACAGTTATTGCTTGGCCATGTATGGGGGATACTATTTGCCCACTGGCGAGTGGTATTGTAGCCATTATTGGTAACTGCCACACATGCGCTGGGTTAACAACTGTTTGGCCCATCGTAGTAAACCCAATAATTCGCAAATCTGAAAGCGTGAACCACGAAGGTATAGCAGTCATAGGTATATCCACGATTCTGTCGGCAGGAACGGCCGCATTATGGAGTATCTGATTGTCTATCGTCCTAAGTTCTACGCGCGCAAATCCATGTACAGATAACTCTAGAGCTTGCGGCAGAGTGAAAGTTATGGGCTGAACAGGCCCAATGAATGCAGTTGTTGCTAGGTCTTCCCATATGTTATTGCGCCAGAGAGCTATTGCCCTCAATGGGTCTTCTAATTGGACTTCAACTATGTTGAGACGTAAATTGCTACTTGATGACCATGTGACTGGGTTGACGATCTGGAACGATGTCTGGGTTGTAGTAGACCAACTCCCGTCATGCAGTGTAAACGCAATTGGCGCGGTGCTTCGAACCTCAACTACATGACCAGACGCACTACTTGCCCCTGCATCATGCGACAGAATAAAGTTCCCACTTGTTGCAAAGAATACAACTGAACGCCAATGCCCACCAATGGGATCACGCATTACCGCATAGACTCTTCTTTCAGGGAATGTAGCCGCCCATTGCCGAACAAATGCCGGGGCAACCGTTTGTATATTTGTTGTTGCATTCATATTTGTATTGACCCATGCTTGCAGGTCATATATATGCACTGTTTGCGGCGCATTCGCCATTCCTATACGAGGAGAGCAGAGGACTAGCATCAGAGATACTGCTAACATTAATGCAGTATATTTTTGCACCATTGCTTACACCGCCTTTTTGTTTTAATACGGCAAGCGCGCTCCGCGCCTTTTGCCACAAGATATGCGCTTGCCGTAATATTACGCTTTGCTATGCAACTTCTATGCTACTCGAAAATCGCTTGCAACGCGAAAAGGGTCCAGTATTTTTCCCCGCTTTTCCCTTGAATAATCGATATTTCGATTTCGCGATACATTTTTCCCATTACCAATATGGCGTCATGCGAAAGTACCGCTGTAGATGTGAGCAATCTTTTACCTGCTTGGGATTGCCATTCAGTGTAAAGGTACTTTTTGCCTTTAGGGCTTGTTTTAATGTACTTTGCAATGAGTAACACGTTTGCTAATTTAGCATTCATTTTTCAGTTCCCCCTTTTTTCTTTATTATAATATTACGTGTTCCAACTTGTAAAGCGTTTTGTTATATCATCTAACGCAGAACGCATTTTTACCATGTCTTTTTTCTTCCATTGCCCGAGCACCTTCGCATGGCTAACTTTTGGCCTACGCTCCCCAGTGCGCTCTGTACTACGCAATGCATTTGAGGCCGTTTGTGTTTGCGCTCTCCCAACACACATTGGGGGTCTACGCTTACCTACTATGCCGTATTGGCGCCTTGCGATGGATATTATAGGCTTGTAAGGGACTGGCTCGGCTCTGGGCTTTGCTTTTGCGAGCATTACGGCTAGCGCGGCATCGTCGTCTTTTATTGAAACATAGCGCTCCTGCTTTACACGGATACCAAACAATAATTCACTTTCAGAGGGTAGTTTGGCCCGAAGATATTTTGGAATGCTATATCGCCCGAATTGCGTATGCGCTATTAAATATTTTTCTGTTTCTTCTAAGCGGTCTATTTTGATTATTCCTGCGGCCTTCACGCCATCGAGTGGCTTCCAGTCTATATATCGCTTGCCCTTACCTATATAACCTCTTTGGAGGGCTTCTTCTAGCGTTGTATACATAAATCGATATTTTTCGCGGTGCGGCTTTTTGCCGTGGATTTTAACCGTTACCTCTAGGTCTATAGAATCCGAATTCTGATGCATTATCCAGCGCGGGTCGGCTTTTTCTCGTATATTGTACCACGGGACGCCTGCGAGGCTATCTTGCTCTTTGCCAGTATTCATTTTCTACATCTCCCTTCCTCTATTATTTTTATAAAGACTATGGCGGACCTACGAAAAACATCCCAATACCCCGATGCGGCGCAGTAGATTGCAAATTCCTTAATAGACATAGTGGGGAATTCTTGTAGTACCTTAATCATGTCAAGCACCTTTTCCCCTTCTGGTACGTCGTCTTTTGCTAGATAGTCAACAAGTTTTCTTTGCAGGGGCCCTGTTACGTCCGATATTTGATATTGGTATTTCTCTGGCTCGTTTGCGTGAATGAGATATTCAAGAGCCGCTTCTTCTGACCGTATCTGCTGAATATACTGTGGGGAAATACCAAGGTCCTTTGCCAAGGCCGTATTCCATACCGCGTTCTTTAGCCGCAGAACTACGTGCCAGTGGGGCTTTAGTATTTCCCCTTTCTCGTCTTTGTCCATATCATGCTTTATTAAGCCATAGGGGTATGCTTTAACACGTTCTAAGGCTTCTACGTGCGTGGGGTCCTCTGGATACAAGAGCAATCCCATGCTCCGAGAACGATACGTTTTCGCGCCCAATAAACAACAGCTCCTTTGGTTGATATGGCGTACCATTAGTATAGACGCAGGGGCGAGGCCTGTAAAGAGTATGCCAACATGGCAGATGAGCGAGTTTGACACAGGGTGTTGTTTTGACACTCTACTTTCGCGTGGGTGTGTCATGGATGGGGCTCATGGGGCCTAGGTATTTTGGTGTTTGACACCTGACACTGCGTTTGCTTAGTCGTAGTAGCAAACGCTCTGCTTAACGGTCTAGGAGGCACGAAAAGAAGGGGCCGTGCCTCCGCGGCGCTCGAACCTTCCTGCTATGGGCAGGAAGGTGTTATCTAGGCTGGGCACGCAGCAAAGGAGGATGTAGTCAAGGGTCGCTCCAAGGCTGAGCATAAAACAGGGCTGCGGCCCTGATTTATCCCTCCGCCTTTACGCTTAAACCCCTTGACTACCAACTTGCTACTTCGCCTACTCATGCAACGATTGGTCTTCTGCGATATAGTTTTCCACAGCTTTACCCACAACGGCTGATATTGTACGCCTTTCTTTTAAGGCTTGTTCGCGGAGACGACTGGCTAAGTCTTGCGACACACTGATTAACATCTTTGTCATGGTAATTCCTCCCTTTGTTTCACGTGAAACATTTTCGCGGGCCTCTCACCCCGCGGGACCTCACTGTCGGCATATTTTACTGATTTTTTGCGGCAAGGTGTTCGAGGAGGAGCACTAAATCGGCAAGGTCGGCTGACGAAAAATTATACTCCTCCTGCAACTGGTCGGCGTCCTCGGCCCTCCAACCTCCATCATAGAGCGCGTAGGCAACTTGGGTGATTTTTTTCATACCCATTATTTGCACAACGCCCAATATTGGGAGACATCCTCATGAGACGGCAAGGCTTCGAACGCTTTTTGCGATACTACTCCTGCACAGGTACACTCACAGTTACTGCCTCTGTAGCGGAGCATCGCCTGGGTGGCTCCCTGAAGGCTCTGATGCCGCGATACGATGCCGCCACCGTGAAAAGCGGTTCGAACTACATAAAACTTTTCTTGCTTAGTCATTGCATTTTCCCCCTTAATGCAAGCCTCTCACCTTGCCTTGTCCTCACTGTAAAAAAGTAGGAATTTGAATTTTGCCCTTACAATATTTGTTAACGTACTCACACACCTCTAAGTACCCCAGCCCCCCTAACTCTTTAGGCGTAAAAGCGTATTTGACTTTTGCTGGCTCTAACTCTATCAGTCTGATAAATCTGTCCCAATCGTACATGATGCCAAACCCACACAATACGCACCCTGTCCTTTGCTCGCCCGAGCATCTCAACCCTTTAGCGTCTTCTACCACGTCTCCATAGTCCTCAGACATAGGTATGCCAAACATCCTAATACCATACAACATAGCCTGATTCGTCATCGCCCCTAGTGGTTTAGAAACACCTGTGCCATTTGCCAAAATTGCGCCGTTGCACCCAGTGTTTAGGTATTTCACTGTTCTTAGTAAAGATTCCTCGGCCATTTCTCCCGTCATCACCACTCCATCATGTTTTAACTTTTCTATCGGACGTTTTTTTAAGTAAGTACAGCATTCATCGCTAATTCTCGGTGCTCCTTCCCACAAGAAGGGCAAATATTTTTTAGATAAAACCTCTCGCTGTTTAAACTCTTTAGCAGTCACTGACCAGCCAATCAAAAGCCTTACCGCAGTTTTATTCAGTCCCAGAGATAACAAATAATCTCTGTTTTCAAATGTAGGCCTTAAAAAATCTTTTATGTCTACGAACTTTATTCCAGCTTGCGTCATCGCTTTAGTAATACGTTTAATCTTCTCAGCAATTTCCTTACTGAGCATAGGTATTCCGCACTCCTTGACAACTTCTATCATGGTAGTGGGACGTCTTTTTCTCCTACCCCCTTCAATATAACTTTTTTCGGGTTTTACTGTAGTTAATTCCATTTTTATGCCGAACTTGTTCTCAAGCCATGAAGGATAAAATTGGATAAACTTATATATTTGTTTTGATTCATTCGTTGTGTCAGCAAAAGTCACTTTAACGGGTAAATTTTTATACTGTGGTAAATCTTTTATAGTAGAGTAATAAAGGTATAAAAGGAAAGTACTATCTTTGCCTCCAGACCAAGAGATTCTAATTTTTCCATCTGACTTGACAATAGCCTCCAATATCTTTGCTTGTGCAACTGCAATTTGCCTTTCTGGAGGTCTTTGCCACATTTCTTTTAGTTGCTCACGAGTGTGAGTTTTTTCCATATCCTTTCCCCCTTAATGCAGGCCTCTCACCCCGCAGGTCCTCACTGTTCGCCTTCACTAATTGCCGATTTTGCCGTATTTCACCTCGATTAATGCCGCCCTGATAAGGTATGTACTCTTGCTATAATCACGACGCACACCGTATAAATGTTCCCATTCTACCGATGAACACGTTTGCATTCTTTCACTAATCGAATTTATCCACCCGCTAATTTCTTCTTCTCGCGCCACCAATTGCC